CGGAGATTAGTTTCATGCTATTTGAACCTCGTGGATGAACATATCACATCCAGAAACATTTTCTGGTGCAAGAACAAAAACTACTGATTTTGCTGCAGTTGCAACACCAACAAACGCATGATGACCAGAACTTGTATTTGCATTCACTGTAACCGCCATTGTGTAGTTATTCCACTGTTGCGGACTTGAAATTGCAGTTATTTGTTTATGTAAAAGTGATGTTATATACGTAGATCCAGCACCTACTAGTTGAATATAATCACCAACTCTCAATTTAGTATCTGGATGATCTAATGTTAGAACTGTTGATGCTCCAGTAGTTATGCCAATAACTGTCGATTGTGCTGGATGTCCATAACGATAAAGAATTGAATCTTCTCTGTTTACAAAAATAGATCCAATTCCAGCATCTGTTGTTGTATTGCAAATTCCAATACTACCACCACCTCTTGTTGTCGAAGCTACTGATAAAATTGTACCGGTTCTAATAATAAATGGATTTAAAGTTACTGAACTTGCATTAGCGGCAGATAACTTTCCAACAGTTTGATATAACTTTAATGGTTGAGATGCGCTCATTCTTCCTCTTCGTTTTCGATTTCATCTTCAATATCATCATCTTCTCCAAATAGACCAGAAGCAACTGCTGGTTTTAAAGTATCAACTTTTTCACTTGTTTTTGCAAACAAAAGACTTTTAATATAATCGGAAATTTCTGATGACGGAGCATCAGAAACTAAAATATCAACTAATTCTGCAGAATTCATAATTTGTAAAAATGCCTATATTTATTTATATCTTAGCTTTTTTGATATTTATTGATGGTGCTTTAGTTGATCCACCGTCTTTCTTTTTATCTAGATTTGGTTCCATTTGTTTCATACCAAGATCATTTTGCATTTGACCTTGCATAATTGTATTTTGAGTTTCTAATGGAACTCCAATACCCATTTGATTTTCATTTTCCATCTCTTCTTCCATCTCTATAATTTCTTCATCAGTTTGACGAAGAACCTTACGTTTTACATAATCCCTAGAATAATAAGTTCCAATATATGGTTCAATAGCAACCATAAGATTGAGACGTTCATTCATCAATTCTGTATTTTTTAATTCTGCAAAATGATTATCGTAAATATAATCAAATTGAATATGTTCTGCCATTACCTCCCAATCTTCTGGAGTTACAATATTTTTTAGAATAAGTTGTGTTTTAAGAAGATCTAAAAATAATGCACTAAAACGTTTTCTTAAACGACCTACAAACTTACTAAACATCAATTCATCACGAAGAATTTCTGATGAACGTCCTAGATTAAAACCACTATCAGATCCAATTCTACTATCAGGAACATTTAAAGATCTATAAAGTTTTTTTTGAAAATAATCAACGTCAGTAAGTTCACCAAGATTTTGTCCACCAGGAAGCGTAGTAATTTCTGTTCCACGTCCACCTTCACGACGAGGTAGCCAGAAATCTTCTAGCATGGACATATGCTTTTTATCATCTTTAATTTCACCAGTGTTTGCATCGTAAACAAGTTTGTTACGATAACGGCTCATAACATCACGAAGATATTGTTCTGCTTTTACTTTTGGTAAATTACCAACATCAATATAAAAAATACGACGTTCTGGAGCACGAGACAATCTATAAATTACAAGACTATCTTCAATCATGCGAAGTTGATTGAGAGATTTAATTGCTTTATGTAAATATGATAGTGTTAAATGTTTATTTCTATCTACAAGTCCTGAAGTTACATGTGTAATTGCATCTTTTGCAATTTTTATACCCTTTCCGGTAATTGATCCATATTGTTGGGCAACACCTTCTGGATAATATGTATAAAATTCTACTATATCAGCATCTTTAGTAGTTGTTACATCTTCATTATAAGGTCTTGCTGGCAATGCTTTTTTATCATTGGGACGAACTCGCATAAATTTTATCTTTAAAGCATCAATATATCTTACTTCTTTGATACCTTCATCAGGTTTTTCTAAATCAATTACTTTGTGATAATGAAGTTTACCATCAACATACCAGTTGCGAAAAATTTCGTGTGATTTTTTATCAAATTCAAGTAAATCTTTTACGTACTTGAACTCTTGTCTAATTACTTTTTTGAGTGAAGCACCGATTTGAAGATTATCTAAATCAATTTCAACAGGGCTATCATTTAAATCTGAAACAATTGCTTCATTTACAACATGTTCAATTGCAGTATCGCACTCTGGATGCAATGACATATCACGATATTTTTTAACAATATCAAATTCTGTTCTAAAGACACCTTCAATATCTACATATTGTCCATAGAAACCTGAAGAAAGATAATAGTCAGATCCATCCTCATTGTTTGGAGGAACTGGACTGACTATGCCTTTAGACTTATTTTCTTGATCGTCAATTGAAAACCCAAAAAGTTTTGCCATCAATATAATAAACTGTTTTGACTATTTATCAGACTACGGAATCTGTATTTGAACCCGTATAAGCTTCCCACCATTGAACTTGCAGTGTTACCGAAAATTCTTCAATAACGTCAGCACTGTCGTAAGAAAGTTCAATAGCACCAACTGAACTTGGCCAGCATCCGTACATCTTGTATGCACGCTTTACTGGAATTGGTGTAGCATTTTGAGAACCAGGAGTAGGAACGGTTTCTGCACGTCCTAGTTGAGTTACAACCCAATCAGCAAAATAATCTGCTGGGTTGATTGTACCCGAACCATCAGAAATTTTGGTGATGTAGTTTGACCACTTTTCAAATGCTTCTCTTAGTTTGAAGTCTGCATCGTTGATGACTGTAATTGTCCATGGATCAATTCTTCTATCACCAGCAACTTTGAGTTGTCTACCACGAAAAGGGACAATAACTTCAGCAATATTTGATGCTGGAAGTTGAGCACCTTTGATGAGCATTCTATATGAAGTGTCACCAATCTCATCAAAAATTCCATTCCCTGATGGGAAATTCATTTCTACTTCAAAAAGATTTGCTCTAGCACCACCTTGAACAAGTCTTGACTTAAAATTGTCAATTGTTCTTTCATTATTAGGAGTATTAAAGATGTTTGTGTTCTGTAATGGCATTGTTTTATTCTCCTAGTATCAAACGGTGCCGACGATTTCGGAGAACGAAACTCCCGTTCTCGTGGCGACGAACGTTAGACCGATAAAGTTAATCGATCTTGCTGGCTTCACGTAGATGTCAGCGATAAACTCATTACGATCAATTGCGTCAGGTGTGTTATTTGTTTCGTCACAAACAACAAGGAACTCAGTTACACCTCGTTTCGCTTGAACATCACGTAGATATGGTTCGACGATATTTATAAAGTTGGATCTTGTTCCAGCATCATTGAGTTCAAATAGTTGTGCCTTAGCAGCATTTTCAATTGCTTTTTCAATGGTGATGAATAAGCGTCTTACGTTGATGCGATCAAATGCACTTTCAAATCCTAGTCCAGTCTTATCTCCGAAGAGAATAATTCCAGAACCAGGTGATGCAATAATTGGATTGATCCTGTTTGAATACAATCTATCTCTTGCATCTTGTCCTGGGTTGAACGCAAGTTTGACTGCAAAGTTTAGAGAACCTCTGCTTGTTCCTGCTGGTGAGAACCAAGGGAATTGATCTCTATCAGTTCTTACACATAGACCTGCCACATCGTTTGAGCAAGGAATATATACAAATCTCTTATTGAAACGATCATAAACGTATTGATAGCTATTATCAAATACGACGTAAGAAGACGATGAAAGTGGAGCAAAGAATGATAGAACATTCGTTAGTTGTGTACTTGCGTTTGTAATGTTTACAACACTATCTCTATTTGGTGAGATAAATGCGACACAATCCTTACGTGCTTCACATATTGAAATTAGTTTATTTGCTTTTGCTTGCTCTTCTTCCTTAGACTTATAAGCACCCCCCTGTAACAGGAACCTAATATCACTATTTACAGGATCTGATAATACATCATATGCAGTTAGAAGATCTCCGAGTGGAGCATCATAATATCCAACTCCTTGATAATCCTTACCACCGGTTAGTCTGTAAGCAGCATTTCCTAGTGAGGAGAATGTAATGTCTGTTGCTTCCTGTCCCCACGAACCAGCAGATGCTGTTATTGCAATAACACCACTACTAAATCCACTAGGACGTGATCTTGTTCCCCAGTAAGTATCAGTTGCATTCACTGGAGATAGACCAGCGTAGATATACTCAGAATTTACTGCAAGATAATCTTCGTAGTAAATTGACTTCTGTGGAGAAACTTCAGCATCTTTTGCTTTTGAAAGATTACCAAATTTTTCTAAAATTGATCCAACAACACCTGTTACAGAACCAGAAGCATCAATGACAACTACATTTAGTGCGTCGTTGCGTCCGTTTCTTTGAGCAACATATGAGTTAGTTCCTGGTTTTGCAAGAACCGATCTCCAAGATACTGTTACTGCATCAGAACCACCATCAGCAACGCTCGTTAAAACGTTCTGTTGATCATACCAATTAGTTGGTGCTTTAGTTCCAGTCATGAAACCAACGTCACCTAAAGTTGATGAAGAAATTCCAATTTGTAATGCAGTAAATTCGTATAGTGAATTTGCTTGATAATCTATTTTATTTTCTGTTCCACCACTTACATAACTTACAACTTTTACATCAACAAAACTTACACCAACTCCAGTAATGACACCCTTTAGATATCCGCTTGCTACTGCAGTTGTTCCAATACCAATTGAAACACCACTCAATGCTTGGGTTACTGCATAACCAACTTGAAGTCCATGAGAAACAATTGTTGTTCCAACTCCAACTGCAGTTGTTAAAATTCCAGAAATTCTTTGATCTGCCGCCGCATCAATTACACAAACTTTGAGATTTTCTGCCCAGTTTCCTGGGTTCTTTGCTGCCCAGTAAAAAGAAGTATCTGAAGTGTGGTTGTTATTGTAATCATCAAAATTATCAACACGTAGAGATGTTGTTGATGCAATACCAACCCCAGCGTTTGCATTGGTTAGTTGTCCACCGCCTGCTCTAACTACATCTAACTGACCACCATACGATAAGAAGTTTGATGCTGCGTACCAACTTTCGTAATGATAGTCCGTTAGACCAACACCAGGACCACCAAAAACTTCTACTAATTCTTTTTCGTTTGTAACTCTTACTATTTCATTGACAGGACCCTTTTTAAAAGGTGCAGCAATACCTGCAGCGACGTTTAGTGTTGCATTTACGCCGCCACGGGTTAGATCTACCTCTCTTACACGAATACCTGGAGATGCTAACTGAAGTGCCATTCTATACTCCCTGCAGTAACCCTAATTTTAATCTAAAATTATTTATAAATTCTCAAAATCACTTATACTCCCACATATAAGATTTGTCTCCATATTCATCAACTTTCCACACATCA